CAAAACAAGAATGAAGCATTGAAAACACCAGGGCCTATTTTTAAGGCAAAGGCTAAGAAAAAGCCCTTGTCTGTTCGAATGTCTGACTACGTTATTTCCCTTATTCAGACTGCTTCAGAAAAACACAATGTTTCTCATGCCACTGTTATTGAAAGTTGCGTGATTTATGCCCTGGAAGATAAGAAATCAGCCTAAGTCATGAAAGAAATAATAGACGTTATTCAAAAACAAAGGGATTTAATACAAAAACCTGTCAAGATGAATAGAAAAGAACGCAGGACGGCTTTGGCCAAAAAGAAAAAGCGTAATACTCAGCATAACTCAAGGAAGAATAACAGATCAAAAAAGTAGTAGTACAAAATGAAAAAGCTTTACCTAAGAGTCCTCGCGGTATTCGCATCAGTCGCGCTAATAACAACTGTTATTTGGATTGTTTTCTTTAAAGTTCCCAAGATGATCTCAGACAATGAAGACTATAAAAAGTGCGCCGCTCAATGCCATCCGAATTTAGTTGAGCAGTATGTTCCGTGCGTGTGCGACACAAGATATAAGCACGGTAAAGATGTGGGGACTCGTGGAAGCAGACCTTAAAGAACTAATTAGTGGCTACTGTTCTTTTGAGTACTATAAAAATGGAAGCCTCCACTATAGGACAGCAAATGGAGAGCTCTTATTTCCCATTGCTATAGAAGAGATCGGCAACACAAAGCTTGAAGCCCTAGAAAAGGGCATTGTCCTTATGCGCTATATTAGGAGATGCCTAAAAGAGGAAAGATCTCAAAGCTAACCCCGCGTAATAATTACCCAGTTGTTGCTATTTGTGTAATACATTTTGTATTTGACAATAGGTGCACTCTTGCTACAATGGTAGTATGAAAACACTAATTTTAGCCTTTTTGTCGGTAGTAGTAATAAGTGGTTGCGGTAAGGGTAGTGGCGGTGGATCACCACAAGCTGACTCAAAACCTGCTTGTTCAGACACTGTAGGTCTTGGCGTTTGGAGTAATAACCTTCCAAGTGTTTTGACCTTTCTTGATAGCTGTAAGGGTACCGAGTCTTACTGTGAATCAGAATTTACCTTCTCAAAACCTATCAATAATATGATGGATGTTGAGATTACAAAAAATAACGGTAACCCTGGCTGCTTAAGTGTAGGCGTGCACTCATGTCAGTTTATCGCAACGGATTCAGATTTAACATTTGACTGCGGTAACGGTGCTGAGTTTTATACTAAATAATGATTAAATCAGCTGTTTCGGCATACCTTGAAACCGAAAAGACAATTATTGGCAATAAGGGGTTCCCGGCTGAGCTTTCAAGTCTTTATGTCGATGCTGAGATGGATCAGTCTCAAACGCATGATGAAATGCAGCCCAAGGTAGAGGCGGTGCAGGCTCAGGTCACGCCAGTTGAAAAGCCCCAATTTGCAAAGCCTGTAGAGCATCCTGCTTCAGGCATTTTCTGTGATGATTGCGACATGCAGCTCATCATGGATAGTAAGAAAAAAGGGTACTATTGCCCGCGCTTTAAGTTTCCAACAAGGACTGGTCAGCCGCACTCTTATGTGCCTGTCAGTAAGGTTGAGGAAGTTAAGAAGCGTCAAGCAGTTGAGCAGAATCCCCCTGATATAATGGAGCCCGTTGATCTTGAGGAGGATCATGACGATCTGATTCATGATTAATTGGTGGGAATGGGCACAAAACCCCTAATAGCGCATAGTGTCCCATTCCCTCTTTTTGTCTTTGCTTTAGGTAAACGCCGTCTCCATCACGGTTTATGGAATTTGCAGTGGAGGTATTTCCCTCAATTGTTTCAAAGTAGGTATCGTTTATGCCGGTTATTATTCCACAGTGTCCGGAAGTGGTGTTTTTTAGCTTCCAGAGAATGAGGTGCCCTTTTTGAGGAGTGGTAGATCGTAAAATCTTAGGTGAACTATTCCACAGGTTTAGTACGTGTTCTGTGGCGGATAGTTCTGATTTAATGGAAAGTGTCGTCTCAACGTAGGCAATGATGCTTTGAATAAAGGACAGGCACCAGGGCTCATGGAATGCGCCACCTATGGTTTTTTGAAATAAGCTAACAAGCAATCCATCGTTATCACGACCCTCCTCATGAACGCCAACAAGCTTAAAAGCCACCTCGCACATAAGATTAAGTGGGTCAGTTTGACTACAATTTAGTGAATCTAAGTACTCTTTTAACTGTGTAGAGATTACACGGTTCATGAAAATCCTCAATAAAATCGGTTTATATTTAATGCTTGATTAATATGATAAACCATCATAAACTGTATTTATCTGGTTTAGTAAAGATTACGGGGAGAACGAGATTATGACAAGCATAGTAAAAGAGTTAAGGGAAAACGGTGGTTGGGCAGTGATTACTCGTTCAGTGGTTGAAGATAAGTATATTTACCGCGGAGTTGTGATGGGTGGTGCTGAGACAAAGATAGTGCCTGATGCAAACAACTTAGAGGAAGTGGTTTTTGAGTGTGAGTGTCAATTACGTGATTTGAATAAACAGTAATAGAGAGAGGATTATGGAGGTTCTTATGTACTTTAAAATTATAATTATCTCGGTAATCGTTGTTGCTGTTTGGGTCAATGCGATCCAGCCCATGATTGAGGAATGGTTATTTGAACGTCGTATGAAGTCTGATGATGAGGAAATAAACCGTAAAAAAGAGTGTGAGTGCAACTTGCAGAATTACTACAAGAAATATTTCCCAGGTCGAACTAAGCGATTGATTGTTAAATAAGGAGTGTTTATGGAAAAAACTATTGAGATTAAAAAAGAAGACGAAGGTAGCGTGTGTCTTACTCAAGAAGAGGTTGATGCATTAGTTGAGCAGATTAAAAGGGAAAAGGAAGAACAAAAAAAGGCGGCATCTTAAGTGTTTCTTACGCACAACTACTACACGCATAAAAACATCTTTTGTTGTCTAAACGGGGGTTATTTTATCTTAGAGATGAATAACCTCCACAACGTCTTTGATACTTTAGAAGAAATTTACTTTTCAGATGGTGGTTTAAATGGAGATGAGAAGACTAAAGACTAAAATAGCAAAGGATCTTGGCCGTAAAATAAAGAAAGAAAGAAAGGTACGGGAGAAGACGCAGTGTGAGGTGGCGCAAAAGATAGGGCTTCATCAGGCGGCGTTTTCAAGAATAGAGGCAGGAACGCAGGACATTACAGCTGTTGAGATTTTACTTCTTTGTGATGCGTTTAAAATATCAATCAATGACCTGATGTCAAAAGGTTGAAAATGTATTTGAACGGACTTTACAGGGAAAAAGAGATGAACAAAAAAGACAAGCAAAGGGTAATGCAGGCGTACCTTGACCTTCATGAGGTTTTTGGGCAACCGGTGACAGCTCACAAGATGGATCTTTTCCTTGAGTCCGTTGACGAGTTAAATGCGGACGCGGTGATTTACGGGATAAGGCGTGTGGCAAAGGAATACAGCTCAATTCCTTCAATTTCGGAAATAATTAAAAACTCTTACTACTATCAGAAAAAATGATAAACTATTCTAAATGGGCTGGCTTAAGCCACTTCTGGGGAGAAGGAACAAATATTCTGCAAAGCGTACTGAAATAGACGGGCATGTCTTTGCCTCAAAGGCAGAGGGTGCCTGCTATTCGATGCTAAAGCTTCAGGAGCTAGCTGAGGAGATTAAAATCCTAAGCCTGCAGGACAAGGTGTATCTTACGCACGCTAAAATCCTCTATAAGCCCGACTTTAAGATAATGGACCTTACCCTTAATAAGATCGTTTGGATTGAATTTAAGGGCAAAGAGACGGCTTCCTGGGGCATTAAGCGTAGATTATGGAAGTTCTACGGCCCAGGGCCGCTTAGGATCTTTAAAGCTTCGGGTTCTAGAATCTACCTTCATGAAGAAATAATTCCGTAAGATTTCTATGTGAATTCTGAATAAAATATCCTAAATTGGGGCCTTGCCCGAGTAATCGTCTAAGTTACTCATTGAATAGGCTTTGCAGCTGTTCGTCACTGTCCGGCTCAAGGCCTTTTCTCTTTCTAGTTGCCAAATTAAAACAGTCTTAATAATTTCCCAGAACAGTCCCGGGCAAAGGGTTAATTCAACCGCTCACCCACTGGGGGGACTTTAATAAATCCAGTATCAGAGGAGCGGACTTGTCATGCCGATAACGCATAGGACAAGGACAGCAAGACAGTGACAGTAGCTTAGCGCAGTTGAGAACTGGGCCTTAATGGCGAAAGAAGCAAAGCTACCCATCCCCGGTGATTGGGGTATCTGCTTGAGAGTTAAAGCCTCTCACTACAAGCCGGATCACAGGCAAGAATATTCGGAGTGCACTCTAAGAGGAGTTCTTTAAAAGAGCTTAAACCCTTAGGGCAAAGCCCTCTCTTGTCTTCCGATTCACCTCTTAAATCAAAACCACTGATTCACGTTGTTCATCAGAAGACAAAGTTATTTAAAACTTATTTAAGTTTCCGATATTTTTTGAATTCACCCCGAAGGGGTTGAACCTGGATGGTTCAATGAAAAAAATACAACAATCAAGGATGAGCGTTAGAGATTAAAAAGGAGAATTATATGATAAATTTACCAGATTTTGAAGAAACCATATTTAGTGCCTCCTCTGAAGAGGAGGTTCGGACGTACAGAGATTTTTGCAGAGATTTTAAGAGACTAAAAAAGAATTACTCATCAAAAGCACTTCTTGAGTTGGCTGGGCTTTTAATAGAAGAAGTCCGTCATAGAGATTATGAAAAATATTTTGACACCCCTAGACCAGCCACAAGACCAGTCAGAGGTGTCGTTGATCTACCTGATTTTTAGAGAGTTGAAACGTAGGATACGGAGATAGACTTCCAGCCATTTTTCTCAGCTAAACCGAATGCGGTATTGTTTCCGCAAGCTGCACTAATCTCGATAAAGCCCGTAGTTCTAATTCTCATCTCACCAGGCAAGTCCTGATAAGTGTTATTTGAGATAATAGAGATCGGGGCATTTACTTCAATGCTTGGTCTATATTCTTCCGGTAGTGGTTCGACCGAAATGGCTTGAGTTAATTGAGACTGGCCCGGCGCGCCGATCACAAGCGGCATATGCAAAGTCACCACATCCAGGTTTTTCCTTAGTTTTAAGAGAGTCGTTTGTGTTTCCTGAAAAGGTCCATCGAAGTCAAAGCTAATATCAGTTGCGTGAAAGCAAAAATCCATGAAGATCTCCTTATTGATTTAATCGTTTGAGTGAACAGGTCAGTAGTAGTTTTTACGAGAATCTTTGAGAGTTCAAATAAATAAATAAATTCTTGTTTTATAATACAAAACGTATTACAAAGCGTTCACTACTCCTTGTATAATATGGTAGTTAATGAGGGGGCTAAGTCGTAATCGCATCACGATGGCTTAGCCTCTTTTAAAATGGGGAATTTTATGGAACAAAAAATACCAGCGCGCACTTTAGAGTTTGTCCTTAAAAAGTCCATGCTTCACAACGTGGTTCCTAGTTATTTAGCTTTGCTTGATATTAGGAAAATCATCCTTGATGAGCAGATGGGGGACTTATCGAAGTACATCGAGATTAAGCGTCTAGTAGAGCGTCTTGAGGACTCTATGAGTGAGTATTACTCTAAAAAGTCTGATGCGGCTGAATAGTTGCATAAAGAATTCTTAATTGGAGGATTTAAAATGACAGACCTTGAAAAAAAGCAAGCCTTTGATCTTATCATGAATAAGATAAACGAACTTATCGTAGTTGTTAGTCAATTAAACGGAACACATCAGGAAGAGATTTAAGCCTAGACTTAATCGTCGATATGCCCAAAAATAAGACTGACCAATTTCGGTCTTTAACAATTAGGGAGCAAAGAAATGCCTGAACAAACAGACGAACAAAAAAAGCACATACAAGAACAAATGGAAGCCATTCATGTGATCTTTGGTAAAGCCGAAGAGATTCAAAAGCTTGTCATTCAGATTCAAGAGGATTTGAAGCTTTTAGGCGAGCGTGAAATGGGTAATGCGAAGTAAGTAAGGCATAAAGCGCTGCGCTGTGGAAGGACACAGTTCGATCGATGAGCCATTAAGAATGGAAAAGTGGTGTTGGTTCATATTCTAGACGGGAGAAATGCTGTAGTGCATCTAGATGAAGTTATGGGGGCCCGAAGATTCCCATAACAAAGCCAGCTTCCAGAGCAGGTATCAAGCCCTGCCAGCGCTTTAAATAAGATTTGATTAGTTGGATATGACTTATGAACTTAACACGTGAAGAACTTGAAGAGATGCTTAAGATCGCTAAATACGCCTCAAGGGGTTTTAAGTTCGACAAGGATATTCTATCTCACCACGAAACGTATATTCACCTTCTTGAGTCTGTGCTTGGCTTAAGTGATGCTCTAAATAAATTTACGAAGGAAGATCAAGAAGATTATGACGTGGATGAAGCTTACTACAACTTATTAAAAGCTAAAGAGAAGTATTGTTTTAAATGAAATTAATTGAGAAGCTAGCAAAACAATTTAGCTCTGATCTTTATAAAGAAATGTATAAAATGTCTCCTGAGATTGCGGGTAAACCTGACCCATTAATGGATCATTGTATGGAACGAGTATTTACGCTTGGATTCCTAGCAGCACGTGAGCTTGCTTGTGATGTATATGAAAAGAACATCACAGAGTGTGGAGAATGTGGTTGGGATACAACCGATGGTTCTACATTTACTCGTTTTGAGGAGCTTGGCGAAGAGGAAGTTGAATGATCGATCATAAGTTTCTTGATGAATTAGGTTGGGGTGTTCAGAATAAATGGCTCTCTGGTAGAGATGGATCTCTAGATAGAGGTCAATCGTTAGAGTTAATCCGCCTCGCCAAGCTTGGGCTTGAGTATGAACAGAAAAAAGAAGAGTTTAAAGAATCTTTCGATAATCTTATGAAACACACTAGCGGTCTTATGGATTCACTTGGTCAGAATAGATTCGCAAGTATTAAAGAATCAAAGCCAAAGAAAATTGAAAAGATTTATGAACATACTAAAGAAGGAACATTTTTTCATGATATTCTACTGAAGATCAACGAAATCATCGATAGGGTGAATAGTGAATAAAATTTATTACTCTAGGATTAATGACCCAAATGAATTTCCAAAAATACATGTGATTAATATTAATAAGGAGAAAACTATGGTTAATGTATACGCGATTGCAGAGTTAGTATTTCATGTGGTGTTGGTTTGTTGGGCGATTAAGCATTGGTGAGAGATGAAATCAACACTTGAATTCATACTACCTGACGAAGAGTCTGAACTTCATGCAGCATTACTTGCTAATAGGTATAAGGCAGCTTTAGAGGACGTGTCTCAATACTTACGAGGCCTTGTGAAGTATGATGGGCACACACAGTTTAAGGACACAGCCGAGATGGCTGAAAAGGTCCGTGAACATTTTTATGAATTAACGGAAGACTTGGATTTGGTATGAAATACGACTACTCGGGACTATTCCACCTATTAAACATCCCATTAAATTTTCTTCTTATGGTGTACTATATAAATAACTGTGGCGTATTTTGGGTATTGCTTAGCATTGCAAGTATCTGCCTTAGTTCCTGGCAACTTATTTCTATTTCTCGCAGGTCTTACTGACCCTCACACGTCTTAAGCTTCTGCCTTAACTCTTCATGCTCTTGCTTCATCTTAAAGAACTCCGTTGCCTTCATGACAACACATGGGTTTTGAACGGAAGGTGTCGGCTGACACACATAGAAATCAAGATCATGGCCCTCATCAGGACCAAGAAGCTTTCCTTTAGAGTAATCCATCCCGCTTAGGCCGTAGTACTTATAAGAAAAGCCTGCACAGCCCATACAGACAATCGCAATCATGAACCCGCTAATAAACGATCGGTGAAGCATATTTATTTACCCCAGGTAGGACGACCAGTTTCTTCAAACTTAGTTGTCTCTTCTTGTAATTTCGCTAATAGGGCTTCGTGTTTTTCCAAGGGCGTCTTTTGGATGATTTTAACAAACTTTAGAACAGTCTCCGGAAACTTCAGTACGCCAAGAACGATCTCAGTAATGGTAGCAAGTGTCATTTTGATTCCTTAGGTTGTAGTGGTGCAAATTGAGCGACAAACTTTAAAACACGACCCATGATGGGGTGACGGTGAATCACGTCATACCACTCATCATCTTCCTTTGTTGGCGTCATATCGATAATGGCTTTTGCAATAACGATAATTGCTCCTAAGAAAAGAAGTACTGTTCCAAGAGTTGGATACTTTGCAATGAAACTTAAAATGATTGCCTCAAACTTATCTGCCATAACCCCTCCCTTATTTAAATTTACCCATGACTTGAAAGATCTGAAACGCGCCGGCCACAATCACCTGAATGGTCAATGCCCCACCTATGACCTGCCATTTAAACTTTAAAAGCGAATCGAGCTTGTCGTCAATCTTATCAATTTTTGTCTCCATGTGCTCGACACGGTTCATGATGTAATTTGATATTTTGTATTTCATTAAAGAAATTCTATCAGGTACTATTTTGTAAGCCATAGAAAAATTAAGGCTAAAAAAGGAGCCTCTCATCTACCCTAAGCGCTGGTTATCTTGTTTTAAGGCAGGACATAGGGTTGCATCACGAGAGTTTATCGATGAGGAGCTGGCAAAAAGTCTTCTTAAAAAGATAGAGGACTCAAACTACCAGGATAAGGAATCCATTGCGGCACTAGACTATCTCCATAAGTTCAACTCCGAATTCCATAAAAACGTCATTAAAAAAGGAGATAAGGGCGCCCTTCACAAGTCAAAAAAGCTAAGGCGTGACTGCTATGCCCGAGAGAACTCTAGAAATAGAGACGTCATCTCCATGCGGCGCGATAAGATCGTAAGCCTTGAAGTAACCGTTACAAAAGGAGATGAGAATTTCACCTCAGACGTTCACCTCTATGGCCAAGGCCAAATACTAAGCCCTGAGAATATGCTAATTGAAATAATCGATGGTAATAAATCAAAGGATTAATACTTTACCTTTGAGGTACCACCTAAGAAGATGGCTATCCATACCGGACGCCAAACGAATAAAGGATGCAAACCAATGAGTGATGAATCAAACGTAGTCCAAATTAACCCGCCCCAAATTAAGCAAACAGATCTACCTGAGCACGTTCAAAAAAACATCCTAGCTCTAAGGCGCGTCACCACCTGCCACAACGTCATGACTAAAGGCTCTTTTGAGTACTCTATGTTTGATGCGGTCGCCGCCTCTATTAACTTTCTCCAAAAGCTCTACATGGATCTTGCTGACGAGGTCGTAAAGTGCCCAGAAGCTGAAGCCTTACCTGATCTTAAACCCCTTTTTGATCGAAAAAGGACTGATGATAAGAAAATTGAACAACCAGAAGGAAATGCAGATGGCACGACCGAAGAAAATTAAGGAAGAACTTGTGCCACAATCTCCCACAGAGGCTAAAGACCAGGTAGATTCTATTAATCCAGAAGACGGAATAGATTTAAAGACCTATTTCGAAAAAGATAATGAAAGTGTGAGAACTGGCGGCGTTGAAGTAGTCCCTAGCATCACAGTTGTTGGTGGAAAGAAAAACGCTCTAGTCAACTTATTTGAAGGAGATCAGTCAAAGTTACCCGTTCTTAAATCGGTAGGCTACGGCGAGATTCCAGGAACAAACACCTTTGTTGCCTACGTCATCTACTCAAAAGGCGGAAATATCTTAAAGATCGAAGTAGAAGAGCCTAATCTTCGAGTGATTGCTGAAGAAAGTGCAAAAATCTTCTTCGTAAACGCTTTCATGACAGGAGAAGAACATGTTCCGGGTTGATTGGAAAAAGGTTCCTAAGGGGACAACGCTTGCCGAGATATTTCTAATCTTAGTGGTTCTTCTAAAGGTGGCACTTAACCCGCTTGATTTTGCCTCAGCTGCCATCATGCTCCCTATTGCTGCAATTTATATCGCAAAAGTTGTAGTAGGGGATGAGCGAGAGAAAACAAAAAAAAGAATCGATGAATTTGAAAAGCAACTAGCTAGTTCGGTGCTTTCTATATCTCAGCTTCAAAATAACCAAAACGATGTCTTCCGACAGGCCGAAGAAACAAAGTCTATTATCTCAAAACTAAACCTTGCCGCGGCCTTCGGAGGTCGTAAGAGGGGCGAATGAAGATCCATTGCCTCTTTGATAAGATGGTCCCGCTTCGTGAATTGAAGCCTCATCCAAAGAATAGAAATAAGCACTCAAAAGAACAAATCGAGCGCCTTGCTAAGATCATAAGCTACCAGGGATGGCGTTACCCCATTAAGGTATCAAAACATTCGGGGTTTATAACCTCAGGTCATGGCCGCCTTGAGGCAGCAAGGCATCTATCCCTAAAAGAGGTCCCGGTTAATTTCCAGGAATACGAGAATGAGGCGCAAGAATATGCTGACGTCCAGTCGGATAACGCCATTGCCTCCTGGGCAGAGCTTGATCTAGCCGGCATAAACTTCGATCTTCCAGACCTTGGCCCTGACTTTGATCTAGACATGCTAGGGATTCGTGACTTTGTTCTAGAACCCATTGAAAAGCTTGAACCACAATGCGACGAAGACGAAGTTCCGGGAACACCTGCTGAGCCAACAACAAAGCGAGGTGACATCTATAAGCTTGGTCGTCATAGGCTTATGTGTGGGGATTCTACCAGTATAGACGATGTTGAGAAGCTTATGGATGGGAATAGAGCCGATATGGTTTTTACGGATCCGCCTTACGGCGTTTCCTATCAGAGCAACATGCGTGTCAAATCAGACAAGTTTGACGTTATTGAGAATGACGAGACATTTCTTACTGAGTGGATCAATGTTCTGCCAATCGTAAGTGCAGGCTGGGTCTTCGTCTGGACCTCCTGGAAGGTGCTAGACAGATGGCTGGAGATTACAGCACCAATTGGAACACTCACCAACATGATTGTTTGGGACAAGGGCGGTGGTGGAATTGGGGACCTTAAGGGAACCTTTGCCACTGACTATGAGATTGCGCTGGTCTTCAATCGCGATGCCCAGATTACCGGTAAACGCCTTGGTAGCGTATGGCCTATCGGTAAAGACCGAGCGATTGAGTACATCCATCCTACGCAAAAACCAGTCGAGCTCGGAGTCACAGCTATCGAAAACTGCACCAACCCAAACGACATTATCCTCGATCTATTCGGTGGCTCAGGAACTACCCTTATCGCCTGCGAAAAAACCAATAGAAACTGCTTCATGATGGAGCTTGATCCTAAATACTGCGACGTGATCGTTGCACGTTGGGAAAAATACACAGGAAAGAAAGCGGAGTTATTAAATGGCCAGGCCTAAACTTCAGATTAATGCAGAAGATGTTGAAAAACTTGCAGCAATTGGTTGCACCCTAAAGGAAATAGCTGCTTTTTGCGATTGTAGTGAGGATACGATTGAGCGTCGTTTTGCGGAGCCGATGCATAAAGGGAGAGAGAAGGGTAAAACAAGGTTACGTCGGTCTATGTGGCAGGCAGTGGATAGGGGAAACATAACCATGATGATCTGGCTATCCAAGCAAATTCTAGGAATGCGTGAAAAAATTGATCAAACAATAGAGGACACCCGAGATGAGAAGTTTGATTCTATGAGTGACGCAGCGCTTGATAAAATAATCAATAGGCAATGAATAAGACAGATGAATTAACGAGAGCAAAAAACCAGAAGTGGAAAAGAAACGACATTAACTACTTGCTTCATGCGGGCCAGAGAAAACTCAACGAAGCATTTGAGAAGTCTTCTGGCCAGCTCTTTGTTGCAAATATTGCACGCCAGTTCGGAAAGTCTTTTTGGGCAGTATCTAAGGCAATAGAACTTGCCATGAAAAAGCCAAAAGCACGTATTAAATACGGTACGGCTTTTCAGACGGACCTTACTGAATTCATCCTACCTACGTTTGATGCCGTGCTATCAGATTGTCCTGCAAACTTGAAGCCTACCTACAAGGTCCAGGGCTCAAAATGGGTGTTTCCCAATAAATCTGAGATTAAATTAGTCGGACTTGATAAGACGCCGAACTCTCTTCGTGGTAACGTCATTGATCTTATCGTAATAGATGAGGCAGCTTTTGTTGATCACCTGGAATACATCTATAAATCGATCATTATCCCTGCCACTCTTCATAGGCCTAACTGTAAGATCTTATTTGTATCAACCCCGCCTGTGACTCCAGCACACCCTTTTGGGGATTTTATCCAGCTAGCTGAGGTAAATGGGGCCTACGTTAAGCTTGATATTTATCAAAACCCTAGGATCACAGAAGACGACATTGAGCGGATGTCTAAGGCCATGGGTGGAAGGCAGTCCACAACGTTTAGGCGAGAATGCCTTTGCGAACTAGTATTGGATGAGGATTTAGCGCTAGTTAAAGAGTGGAGTGATCAGTTCATTCAGGAGCCGCCGCGTGATCAGTACTACAAATATTATCATAAGTACGTTGCCATGGACATGGGACGAAAAGACCATACAGCACTTGTCTTTGGGTATTATGACTTTAAACGGGCAACGCTATTCATCGAGGATGATCTCACGATGTACGGCCCTGACTGGACAAGTGTGACCCTAAAAGAGTCAGTCTCTATTAAGGAAAAAGAGATTTGGGGAGAGACCTTTGTAGAGGGTAAACAGACTGGGCCCTTTCGTCGTGTGGCAGACAACAACAACCCACATCTTATTGTAGATCTTTCAAGTATCCACGACCTCCACTTCATGGAAACAGACAAAGAGTCGCTTGAGGCGATGGTGAATGAGGTTCGAATTATGGTGAATCAGGGAAGAATCGTCGTTAGTCCCAAGGCCAAGATGGTGATCGGCTGCCTAAAATACGGGATTTGGGACAAGAATAGGAAAGAGTTCTCACGAAACAAGGTTTATGGCCACTTTGATCACTTCGCAGCGCTTATGTACTTGGTTCGTAACCTTGCTAAAAGCTCTAACCCAGTTCCTGCAGACCACGGTTTCCAAAATCAGACAGCCTGGCTTGGCAACATCAAAGATCAAAGGGCCATGACTCACAACGCGCGTGTCTTATCAAACGCACTTCTTCCAAAACACTTCAAAACAAGGCCGTAGTTAATACTTTAAATACAAGAGGCACACGAATGTACCAAGAAACAGACGACGTAGAGGATTCAAAAACAAAATATTGGGCATCGGTCCCTTCAAAAGAGATTTCTGACCGCATGCTCGATAAGCGTGATGATTATTACGGGTATTTGAGTCTATCAGGTAGGCTTGACCTCTATCGTCGCTCCTGGGCTACCTACTATAGAGCGCGCCTAACGGGTGCTAAGATTAACCCCTCTGGCCAACAAGGGGAGCTGACCACAATCTCCGTTAACCACTACCGAAACTTCCTAGTCCACCTTGAAACACTCACCACTCAGCAACGCGCTGCCTGGGAACCAAGGGCTTCTAACTCCGATGTGAAATCTCAAGCTCAGGTCATTCTTGCGACCGGCCTTTTAGATTATTATTCCCGTGAAAAGCGCCTTGATCGGAACATAAACCAGGCCGTAAAAGAGTGTCTTCAGTTTGCCGAAGGTTTCTTGCGTGTGGAGTGGGACGCAACAGCTGGTGACGTTTATGGAAAGACTGAAACAGGGGCTACGATCTATCAAGGGGATGTAAAGTACACAAACTACATGCCGCTTGATGTGATTCGGGATTTTACAAAAACAAACTCAAATCAAGATGACTGGTTTATCCTGCGTGACTTTCAGAATAAATATACGCTTGCCGCTAAATTCCCTGACTTAAAAGATAAGATTCTAGATGATTCGGTTGATCTCTTGGAACTTGCCGAGACAACGACGATGAACGCGCTTGCCATGGAAGAATCGGATAACGTCATGGTCTATACGCTTCTCCATAAGCCAACTCCAGCGCTTCCTCAAGGTCGTTACACCACGTGCCTAAATAACGGAACCGTCATGATGGATGGCCCAATTCCCTATAAGAAAACTCACGTCTACCGGATTGCTCCTGATGAAGAAAGTGGAACTATTTTTGGCTATTCTGTCGCATTTGACCTTCTTCCTATTCAAGAAGCACTTGATACGCTCTACAGTACAGCGCTTACTAACCAAGCAACATTTGGTGTTCAGAATATCCTAGCCCCTAAGGGGCACGACCTATCTGTGTCTCAGATCTCAGGTGGTCTAAACCTCATGGAATACGATCCAAAGATCGGGGAACCAAAGGCACTAAATCTTACTCAGACGCCAGCTGAAGTCTTTAACTACATGTCAATCTTAGAGCGTTTGGGCGAGACAATCTCAGGGGTCAATTCTGTAGCCAGAGGTAACCCTGAGGCGTCCCTTAAGTCAGGTGCAGCGCTAGCTCTTGTTCAATCCATGGCAATCCAGTTCTCAATGAACCTTCAAAGATCCTACGCCCAGCTTAATGAGGACGTTGGAACTGCCACAATTGAGATCTTACAGGACTTTGCCTCAGTTCCTCGCGTTGCAGCAATCGCTGGTAAGTCAAATAGACCTCTTATGAAACAGTTCTCAGGGGAAGATCTGTCTCAGATTAACCGTGTTTTAGTTGACCTTGGTAATCCACTAACTAGGACAACAGCTGGTAAAGTAAATCTTGCTGACGCGTTGGCTGAGCGAAACATGATCGAGAACCCTGATCAGTATATTCAGGTGGTGACAACTGGCAGGCTTGAACCTGTGATTGAAGGAAAACAAGCTCAGCTCTTACTTATTAAGGGTGAAAACGAAGGGTTAGCGGATGGGCAGCCTCAAAGGGCTCTCATTACGGATAACCATCAAAAGCACGTCCTTGAACATGCAATCGTTCTAGCTAATCCTGATATTAGGCAAGATCCCAATAACCCGATCGTTGTGGCAACTCTTAACCACATCCAAGAGCACTTAAACATGATGAGTAATCCTATGGCGCAGCAGCTTTTACAGGTTCTTCATCAAGAGATTATTCCAGGAGCCCAGCCTCAAATGCCGGGCGCTCAAGGAGGAAACCCAGGTGACATGATGAATCCTCAAGCTCCAGTTGTTCAGCAGGCCGAAGGTGTGAACCAGCCTAATATGCCGCAGCCGCCAGATGGAACTGATCAAGCATCACAAGAGGCAATCGCTCAACAATCTATTGCAGGATAAATCGGCTACCCGAAAGGACGCCATAACTAGGCCTATCGATTGACGGCCAAAGGAGAATAAATGTCTGAAAATAACGCTCAAAGCTCACCTAATATCCCTAATACTCCTAATTTAGGTATAAATCAGGAGGCTCAACCAGCTTCCGCACCAGCTCAACCAGGACAGAAGTCCCAGGCCGAACTTGAGAAGATGTCAGGTGCAGAGCTTGCCGCATACTTTGCCGCTCAAAAGGCAAAAGGGGTTAGCCAAGAACCAGCTCGAGTAACCGCTAGGTCTCAAGATAAGAAAGAGCCAGACTCCATAAAAGAAGCCGCCGCTGCCGCAACCGAGACCGTTCGTAAATACAAAGTCAAGGTAGACGGTCAAGAATTAGATGTGGATGAGCAAGAGCTAATCCGTGGATACTCCCATCAAAGAGCTGCAAATAAGATCCTCCAACAAGGTGCTGCCGCAAGAAAACAGGCTGAAGAATTCATTGCCATGATGAAGGATCCTGAAAAGTTCTGGGAAGTAGCAAAAAAGATAGGCCATGACCCAAGAAAACAAGCTGAAGAGTATCTTGCCCGCCAATTAGAAGATGAACTTCTTGATCCACGTGAGCGTGAACTAAAAGAAACAAAGATGCGCTTAAAGCAAATGGAAGAAATGGACCGTGCCCAGAAAGAAGCCATGGAAGCTAGGCGAAATGAGGTTCTAAAGGCCAAGTACGCAAAAGATTATTCCGATCAATTTGTCGCAGCTCTTCAAGAAACAGGTCTTCCTCCAACGAAGCCCATGGTAGCCGAGATGGCAAAGTATGTGTCTCGTGCAGCAAAGATTGGATTTAAGATGTCTCCAGCAGAAGCCGCACAACTAGTCAGAGAAGATATCCAAACAGCGCATCAAAGGCTTATTGGTGATGCCGACGGTGACGCCCTTATCCGACTACTTGGAGAAAATGTAGCAAATAAGGTCCGAAAATACGACACTCAGCGCTTAAAGAACCCAGAACAAGGGCTTCGTACTCCAACTGATCAAAATGAGATTAAAAATAGGGCAAGATCTTCTAATGGAAAACGAATGAGCTCAAAAGAGTGGAGAGAATACAACAGGCGATAAGCGTTTTAATACTTATATTGTAGAGCCACCTGACGCGAAAGCTATCAAGGGCTTCATAAATATAAGACTAAGCTCAAAACTAGGACGCTACGGCCATCCTTTGAAGAGAAAAGTCATAAGGTAAAAACTTTTAACTTAAATTCTTTAAAGGAGAATTCATATGTCCGTTACTGGCGATTTAAACGCCCTCTATAAAGTTGCATACGCAAAAGGCGTAGAAGACTTAATTCCTAAAGCCTCTAAACTGTCCGATATGATCCCGTTTGTTCCAAGTGAACTTCAAAACGGTAAGCATTATGAGCAACCTGTTGTTGTAAGCGCTGAAGCAGGCTTTACTTACTCACTGGATACTCAGAATGCCTACGATTTGAACGGTTCAATCGGTATGAACATGGAATCAGCTATTGTTCCAGGTGCAGATATCGTTCTTGATTCTACTGTTGGCTACAACCAAGCAGCTCGTGCATCTCACAGTGCTACAAGCTTCAAGTCAGCAATGAGCATTAAGTTTGAGAACATGCTGAAAAGCTCTGAAAAGCGCCTTGAAATTGCCATGCTCTATGGAAATCAAAACATCGGTACTGCAGCACAACAAGATGTTGGCGCACCGGTCACGTCATTGACTTTCATCGTAGACTACGCTTCATGGGCAACTGGTATCTGGACTGGTTCTGAGAATGCGAACATCGTTTTCTCTAGAGCATCTGACAACACAGCTGTTGACTCTTTGCGATCCTTTGCAATTAGCGGCGTAAACCCTGACACTCGTGCTGTAACAGTTATTGCTGGTACTGCAGGAACTCCAGGTACGATTGCGACATTGGAAGCTGCAATTGAAGCATATGCTGTGAACATCAACTGGTACGGATCAGTTTCTGGTTCAGCTGGTACGTTTGCGTACGCTGAGATGGCAGGTCTTTATAAGATCATCACAAACACAGGTGAGTTGTTTGGAATCGATGCTTCTGTTTACGACCTTTGGAAGGGAAATACTGTAACCACTAACGGTCAGTTGACGATGGCTAAAGTGTTGAGCGCTGTATCTAAAGCTGTTCAACGCGGTCTCGATACTGATGCAGTGGTTCTCGTAAATCCATCCACTTGGGCTGACTTGGCATCTAACTTAGCAGCGTTACGTCGCTTTGATGGTTCTTACAGCCGTAAGAAAATGGATAACGGCTCTGAGGTATTGGAATACATCTCTCAGAACGGTGTCTTAAAGATCGTAAGCTACAACATCGTAAAACAAGGTGATTGCTTTATTTTCCCACTTGATAAAGTTCTTCGAATCGGTGCACGCGAGCTTGGCTTAAATGATCCAACTCGTCCAGCTGATGAGATCTTCTTTACAATTCCTGGAAAAGCAGGCGTTGGCCTCAGGGCTTACACGAACCAAGCGATCTTTGTAGAAGCTCCAGCTCAGGCTGTGTACATCTCAGGAATCGTAAATAGCTTGTAAGGTAATTTAACTTAAGGGGTGGAACCAGTTAAAGTTTGCCCCTTAATTTAACTAAGGAGATTCAATGTCCCTTCAAAGACTAATTATAAACTCAGATCTAACGGCAAACGGCTTTAAATCCGTGTGTGATCTAACTCCTGGTCGACTTGTCGCGATGAATAATTTTGAAAACTACATCGCAGGGTTAACTGGCGGAAACTACATGGCGCTTTTAAGCTTTGCTGTAGGCGCTGTGCAAGCAACGGCGACATTCACTCACACAGGTACTGCAACGAACGCTCAAGCTGGAACGCTCTTAAATACAACGCTTACAGCGGTGACTTCAAACGCAGATCCTACGATGGGTCAATTCAACATTAGTGCAACTCCTGCAACTCAGGCAGCATCCATGGTTTTAGCCATTAATGCAGTCCTTGGGACGAAGGTTCTTGCAACGAATGTGTTGGGCGTTGTGACGATCACAGCTTTAGTTCCAGGTGTTATGGGTAATGGTTTCCAGATTAGTGCTGGAAACTTGTCAAACGTTGCAGCTGGTGCATGGGCAAACGGTTCCGACGGAACAGCTTATACGATTGATTTGAGATAATTTAATAATCCTCTTAAGGGAGCTTTAAATGGTTCCCTTAGGATGGATTTTAAAAGGTAGGTAGGAATGTCTGTTGTCCTCACGATTAATAACCAGAACTTTGATTACCCTCAAACAGGCGATGAGGAATGGGGACCGGACGCAACGGACTGGGCGGTCGCCGTATCAAGTGGCCTACTTCAGAAAACAGGTGGTCTTTTCCAATTACTTGCCGAAGTAGATTTTGGACCAACCTACGGATTAAAATCAGTTTACTTTAAATCAGGCACGGCAAATCCAGCAACGACTGGAACTTTACGTTTAGCTGAATCAGATGGCATTTACTGGCGCAATAATGCCAATAGCGCAAATCTAGGTCTAACTTTAGACAATACAGATAACCTTTTATTTAACGGAAACCCGTTTGGTGGTGTCTTAGGTGTTGCTGACACCGATTCAATCGACATGTCTCTTATTGGAGGGAATGTCTCGGGTGATTTGAACTTAAGTGCAGATGCGGCCGACGCTGGATCTATTCTAGTTAATCACACCATTGAAGCAGACGGACTAAAAGGTCAGTGGCTTTTATCGGATGTTCCGATTGCCGATACCAATACGACAGGTTTTCTATCAGACACTGACTGGGACACCTTCAATGCCAAACAGGCGGCCGGAGACTACATAACAGCACTAACCGGAGACGTCACAGCAACTGGTCCTGGATCTGTTGCTGCAACTCTTGCGACGGTAAACGCCGATGTTGGTTCTTTCATTAACTCAAACATCACTGTAAATGGAAAAGGGCTCATCACTGCCGCATCAAGTGGAATTAGGGTTTTAAACCAGTCCTTTGATCTTGGTAATCTAGGTCTTTCAGCAAGTGTTGGATCAAATCTTTTAACCGTTGCTCTAAAGCAGTCAGACGGAACAACTGATCCAGCCTCAGGAACTGGAACTGTTCGTATTGGATTTAGAAGCGCCACTCTTACTACCGGTGGATTTACACCACGTACTGTAACTGGTGCTCTATCGATCAATACGGTTGCAACTGGTGCATCATTTGGAACCATCAATAATCAAAATCAGTTCATTTATATTTATGCCATAGACAATGCGGGAACTGTGGAGCTAGCACTTGCCGGGAACATGATCTTTGATGAGGGTATTTTATATTCAACGACAGCAATTGGTGCAGGATCAAACAGCAATCAAGTTCTTTACTCTACAACGGCAAGAGCAAACGTTGCGATTCGTCTTATTGGAAGACTTCTCAATAACCAGACTACAGCTGGAACTTATGCCAACGCTCCAACACAGCTTTCACTTATTCCTTTTAATGACGCAAACTTAAGAAGCGAAGTTTGGCTTACTGGTCAAAATGGTTATGGTTCTACAAATACAAAAATACGTAGGTTCCTAAATACAGCTAAAAACTATGGAACTGCAATAACCTATGCTGACTCAGCAACAAATGGCGCTTCATTCACAATAAATGAAGCGGGTATTTATGCTGTAAGTTTTACAGATATTTTCAGCGGCGGATCTTATGTTGGTATTTCTCTTAACTCAACTCAACTCACAACAAACATACAAAATATTACACCTGCTGACCAGTTAGCCGTTCAGGATACGGCCAATACAAATAAAGGAGCTGAAGCAACTGCTATTTTCGTTGGAAACGTAGGAGATGTTGTTCGTGCTCATACAGAAGGATCATCAACGGGAGTAGGTGTTACGCCAATGTTTAGGATTACAAAAATAGGAAATTAGAGGGTAAATATGGCTCAAAACAATGCAAGAATAATCGAAACAGATATTTTCTCAAGTGTGGCTGCAACGGCTGCTGGGTCATCTCCGACGATTGATTTATTTGGATCATCAGGAGGAGCGAATCGTTTTTCAATTCAAGCAATCTATGACGTTTCAGCACCAAGTGCAAAGAACTTTAGTTCTGGAAGATTTGAGGTTGATACCGCGACATTTCAAGCAAAAGCCAGCATGGCAGCTGGTGATTATCTTGTGATTTACGACACCCTAAATGAACCGTGGGCCATTGCTGCTAATATTTCAGGTGCTGACCCGGAACCAACAGGAAGTGTTTGGCAGGGAGTGAACCCTGCAAGGCGAGCGCAGGTCGATCTGTCTTCAGCTGTGATTATTACAGCAGCGGATGTTTCTGTGGCATTCCAAAATGCGTTTAATGCGCTCACAAGTGTTCCGTTTGTGGCAAGCACTCCGCCTTCGGCTAACTGCACATTTACGCAAAACATAAGGTCCCCAATTGAGGCTCCATCCTCTCATAACGCTAATGATTCTGGATCTGGATCAATTGCAGTGGTTGTGACGACACCTGGGATTTCTCCAGAAGTGTTTCCGACGACGGATACGATCTATGTTCCAACTCACGGGTACTCAAATGGTTTTAAGATAAGACTTACTACAACTGGAACATTGCCTGCTCCATTTATGACTGCCACAGATTATTTTGTAATCGTGGTTGATGAAGACACTATTCAACTGGCCTCATCTCTTTCCAATGCCTTTGCTGAAACTCCGATTGATATAACAAATCAAGGATCAAATGGCGCAACGAACACCATTACGGGAGTCGCTTTGGCAGGGGCATCAGTCACGTTTCAATGTTCAAATGACGGAACAAACTGGGCAGATATCCAGGCTGCAACTGCTATAACAGTGGATGGTTCTACGTTCTTAAACCAACCAAACGTAAGTTACAGGTACTTTAAAGCTGTAAAAGCATTAACGTCTGGTCAAGTAGATCTACAAGGTCTTATTTTAGTAATCGGAGATTCCATATAAGGATTAATGAAAGTGTCTCAAAATAACGCAAGAATTATTGAGAAAGATATTTTCTCAAACCAAGTAGGAGTTCTTCCTGCAACATCAGAGGTTGTAGAACTATTTGGGTCTGAGGGCGGTCCTATTAATCTTTCCTTTCAGGCAACTTATGAGGTGCAATCTCCATCTCCACAAGATTTTTATTCAGGTGCTGTTCAAGTAGATCAGGCAACCTTTCAAAGTAAGGCCTTAACTGGATCAGGAGATTTTATAGCAGTTTGGAGCGCATTAGGAAGTATTTGGGCAATTGCTGCAGACTTAACTGGCTCTGATCCAGAACCAGAAACATCAAGATGGTTTGGAATTCCTGCAGCACAGAGGGCACAAGTGGATTTATCTGCAGCAACTACAGCAACTGATGTGGCAACTGCCTTTAAGAATGCTTTTAATGCATTGCCTGATGTCCCATTTGTTACCGATAATGTTGGAGCTGATTGCACCTTTACGATGAATACTAGGGGTGGAACTAATGCACCATACACTTATAATTATAACGCAACTTCCCAAGGTTCTATTTCAGCAAGCATTCTTACTCCTGGTGTTTATCCTTCAGTTGATACCGAAACGAATGCTATTTATATCTACAATCATGGATTTACGACGGGCTATAAGGTTCAGTTAACTACCACGGGAACTTTGCCTTCCCCATTTCTTACCGGAACTGATTATTTTATTATTAATTATAGTTCTTACTTAATTCAGCTTGCGGCAACAGTAGAAGACGCCTTTAATTCCATTCCGATTGATCTAACTACACTTGGTTCAAATGGAGCTGTAAATACAATTACTGGAGTTCCATTAGATGGTGCAACAGTCACATTTCAATCATCAAATGATGGGATAACTTGGGGTAACATTCAATCGCCAACAGCTATCACATCTAGTGGTTCAACGCTTTTAAATAGTCCCAATTTGAGCTTTAGATATTTTAGAGCATTAAAAGGTCTTACTTCTGGTCTGTTTAATTTGCAGGGAAATATTTTAGTCATTGGTGATGCTACATAAAAGGGAGAATGAAAGTGCACGATAATAAATTAGAATTAAAATTGATTAGCCAACTAATGGACCAGCTCCAAGGCGAAATGGAATATGACGAAAATGATTTTGCATCACGTTTAGGAAGAAAGAAGCCAGGCGTTGAGGTTGTAAAGATCGAAGGCAAGATGCCTATGGAAGGCATGGAAGAGATGACAGGAGAAGATCTCGATGGTGATATGGAAATGGGTGAAGATCCTACGCACGCTTCTATGGTTATGGATGAAGGTACGGATGATGAAATGGACCCTGAAGAGATGCTTAAAAAAAGACTAATGAAGCTTAGAGGATAATAAATGGGCGCTCCGCAATACACAGTCGACGATCTTATTTCGAATATTAAAAGACGTTGTGCTGTTCCAACAAGTCAGCTCACTTACACTGAGGAAGATTTTGCCTTACTTGCCAATGATGAGATGCAAGATGAGGTTGTGCCTCTTATTATGTCAACGCGTGAGGAGATGTTTGTTGAGTATTACGATATTGAAACGCCATCAACTAAGATTATCCCTTTTCCAACAAACACGGTTGGAAATAAGATAAGATCTGTATGCTACGTACAGCAGCAATCTCCGCTTGTACTAGTGAACCTTCCACGAATTGATCTTGATGTTGTTGCAGGAGTAGGATTTGCGAATTGGGCAACCTTGGCAGGCTTTTATATTCAGGGAAATGATTTGGTTCTTTATCCAAATAATTCTGTGCCTGTGGGGACAAACATTAGGATTTATTTTTATAAAAGAACTCTTGTATTAGCCTCTCCGTCTTCTTATGGCCGAATCGTTTCAATTGATGAAAATAATAATACGGTAGTTCTTAGCCTTGTCCCAAATGACTGGGCCATTGGCACTGAGCTTAATGCCGTATCTCAGACAACTCCTTTTAAGACATTAAACTCAACACTTGAGATCGTGAATATTTCCTCACCCTCTGTAATTTTAAATAACGTCGATGATTTAACGGTTGGAGATTACATCTCAGAAAGGGGTTTTAGTGCTATTCCTCAAATTCCAATTGAAGCTCATCCCTATCTTGCTCAGCTTACCGCTGCCAAAGCTCTTGAAGGATTGGGAGACAGACAAGGAGAGCAGTCCGCTCTTGCGAAAGCTGATAAACTTAAGCAATCGCTTCTTGTTTTAATCTCTCAACGTGTTGATGGTTCTGTGAAAAAGATCATGAACCCATCAGGTGGTTTACGGTTTAACGCAAACATAGGCCGTTGGGGCCGTGGCTGGGGCGGCAATAGCTACTGATTTGTGAAAAGGGTGTATGAATCAGAAATTAGATCTACAAATTCGTGGCCTCTATACGAGCCCAAACAATTTATCAGGCGTTCCTCCAGGAGCATTAGAAGAGGCGCTTAATCTTGTTGTAAACTTTAAGAATTTAGCTGAATCGCGCCGTGGTCAAACTCAATATGGTGATCCACTAACTATTGGTGGTGACCAGATTAATAAACTTTTTAACTATTCCTCATCTCTTATCGTGAACTACGCAGATAAGATGGCCTATGATTCAGGATCTGGTGTGTGGGTAGATTACGACGGAACCTACTTTCCTCCAACAGATGAAACAAAGATTAGATCTCTTGAAGCATTAAGAAATTTCTATTTCACATCATCAAAAGGCATTTACAAGATAAGCGCATTAACAACGAACCCTCGTACGGCAGGCGTTGTGCGTGCCCTTGGCGGAACAGGTAGCTTAAGTGGTGCTGCAGGATTTCTTCAAACAGATACAGCGGTTGCCTACCGGATGCTTTGGGGCTATACGGACGCAAATAATAATCTAATTCTAGGTGCACCATCTCAGCGGGAAATTGTGTCAAACGACACGGGTGGATCAAGAGATGTGTCTCTTACCTATCTTATTCCTGATACAATTACGACTGAGTACTTTTATCAAATCTATAGGTCTAATGCGACAATCTCATCAGATGCTGAACCAAGTGATGAGCTCCAACTTGTCATTCAAGGTAACCCAACTGAAGCTGAGATTACGGCAAAAGAGTTTACGGTTGTTGATTCAACGCCTTACTCTTTAATGCGCGCTACACTTTACACTTCTCCTTCTCAGGAAGGGATTGCAAACGCAAATATTCAACCTCCATACGCAGTCGATATGGATGTTTTTAAGAACTGCGCTTTTTACGCAAACATTAAGCAAAAGCAAACACTTTCTATTGCTATGATCTCAGTCGTTAACCCATCCTTAGGTTATGCCGAGTGTCTGGGAGATACGACAAACGCAAGTCCTATAATTACCGATCTTCAGAAGACAGCAAGTATTGTGATTCAGGATTTAACCTATACAGCAGATGCTGCAGGTCCTAGCGGCAATGACATAAACATCACCTACACAGGTGGTGGAACAGCGGGTTCTGAAATTGTAACCGTTGATGGAACAGATATCAGCGTTCAAATTCAATCAGGTGTTAGTACGGCAACTCAAGTAAAGACTGCAATTGATGCATCCATCCCTGCCAGTGCTTTAATCAGTGTCGCGATCTCAGGCGGTGGTGCGAATGCTCAGGTAACGGTTGCGCAGACATTTCTTGCAGGTGGCTTTGATACAACTCTACTTCGTAAGGGAATGCGGGTTATTGGAACGGGCATCCAGGCTGACTCCATTATCTTATCCATTGACTCTGCGTCTCAGATTACGATTAGTAAGAACGCAACAGCACTTGGAAATAACGTATCCCTTGAAATCCAGGATCGATTCACTATTGGTGGGGTAGATTATTGGGCAGGCTCTACGCAAGATATCCCAACAAGCACGTTTGAGGTTATCTCAGACGGCACACCTGGAACAAACATCAACGACACGGCAATAAATCTTGTCTCACTCATTAATCAGAGCCCTCTAAATACGACGCTTTACGCCTACTACATCTCAGCTCTTGATGATTTGCCAGGACAGATCCTTTTTGAGGAGAGATCAATTGGTGGGACTAATTTCATTGCTACATCGACTGCTGGGTCGTCTTTTGTTCCAAATCTTCCAAACGAAAATCTGATCACGAATATTTCCGTTGCAAATCCAACGGTTATCACAAGTGCAAATCATGGGTTGACGACAGGAGATTCGATCACTATTTATGACACAAATTCCACACCGTCGGTGAATGGAGAACGAACGGTTACGGTTACTGGCATAAACACATTCACAATCGGTGTAGCCGTGACTGTTTCGGGCAATACTGGGTACTGGATAAAGACAAGTGAGCTTATCGAGTCTGACAATGAAGAGCGTCAGAATCGGGTAATGATTAGTAAGGTCTCTCAAGTTGAGGCCGTCCCTGTTTATCGGTATTTCGATATTGGTTCAGCAAACTTTCCTATTCAAAGAGTTGTAGCACTTCGAGACGGTATATTCTTTTTCAAAAAAGACGGGATCTATAGGTTAAGTGGCGAGACGTTTGAGTCCTTTGTCGTAACGCTTCTTGATAATACGGTTGTTTTAACCGTTCCGGAATCAGCTGTTGCGTTTAACAACCAAGTCTTCTGTTTCACAAACCAAGGCGTGTGTGCTGTAGCAGATGGCGGGGTTAAGATTGTTTCAGTTCCTATTGAGAACGTTCTTTTAGAGCTAGCAAGTGAGCAATACACCTATTTCTCAAGCGCATCATTTGGCGTGGCCTACGAGTCAGCACGTCTTTATATGTTCTTTACGGTCACCGAAGAGGATGATCAGTTCGCAACGCAGGCTTTCATTTACAACTCATTAACGGATTCCTGGACACGTTGGGTGATGAATAGAACGTGTGGGATCGTAAATACGGCGGTCAATAAGCTCTTTATGGGGCAGACCGATACGGGTCAAATTCTAATTGAGCGTAAAAACTACACGAACGCAGACTTTGCCGATGAGCAGTATGACGTCATGATTACGGATGTAATCTCTAATACCGAAATAGAGCTTTCATCGGTTACAGACGTTGTGGTTGGAATGACGCTTATTCAAAATAGTAGAAACGCGTTTATTGAAGAGATTAATGGAAATATTTTAACCATCACGCCAACAAACGGCTTAGTGGTTGGTTCGGCCATTGTCTATGTTCCAATTATGAATAGGCTTTCATGGCTTCCAGTTGATTGCGATAATCCTGGGATCTTAAAGCAGTATCCTGAGGTGACTTTTTTCTTTAAAAATGCAGCATTTCGAGAAATCGATGCGGGTTTTGCGACTAATATCTCAACTGGTGAGCAGGTCGTGAACATTGAAAATATCGGAACCGCAGGTTGGGGACAATTCCCTTGGGGTAACGTTCCTTGGGGTGGAGCACTTGGTGGTCAGACAGTCCTTAGGACCTATATTCCAAAGGAAAAGCAGCGCGGATCGTGGTTATTTATGAGCCTTGAGACAAATGAGGCTTTCACGGGCTTTAGTTGCCAGGGCGCATCTGTTTTATTCAACTTAATGTCATCGAGGATTAAATAGATGAGACTTCCAAGTCAAAGTAAGGTGTTAAAAGAGGATTTAAAAGATGCACCTGACTGGGTGGATCAACTTATTTTCCCGATCAACTCCTTCATGGCCAATGTTTATCAGTGCCTTAATAAAAACGTCACGCTTCAGGACAACATTGGAAGCTTTATCTACGCCTTTACCTATAAAACAGCGGCAGACTATCCAGTCGCGACGAATCAACCCCCGATTGAGTTCTTAAACCAGCTTAAAACAAAGCCAATAGGCGTTATTGTGCTCCAGGCCTATGAGAAGACGACCTATGTGGCAGCACCTGGCCCTGTGTACGTGCCATGGATTGAGAATAACGGATCAATTGTCACGGGAGTTATTACAGGCCTTGAGGCTGACAAGAGTTACCTAATCCGTTTGGCCGTTTTCTAATTAATACTTTGAATAGAGATGAGTAAAAATTATGGCTTATTATAACGAACAGGCTGACGAAGAAGAAGTAGACCCCAATGCCCCCGGCCAAATAGGCGGGGAATCAGGAACAATCACAGGACAAGGGGCAGCACCTGCTGGTGGCGGATCGGCAACTCCGGCCGGCTCTGGTGGCGCTGCAGCGGGATCAAACTTTGTTGGAATTAAGGATTATTTAGAGGCAAATAAGCCTCAGAGCGCAAAGCTTGCTCGCGATGTGTCAGGTTATGTTGGTGGCATTGGCGAGACGGCTCGAAGTGAGTTAGATCAGGGCGTAAAAGGATTTAACCAGACGGTTGACCAGAATACGATAGGTCTTAATCAAGCACTTCTTGATGAAGCTCAAGCGAATCCTAATGCCGTCGTTCAAGATCAAGCAAAGCTTTCGGAGTTTAAAAAGCAAAGAGATGCAGCTTACAAGGGGCCAAACTCTTTTGATCAGTCAGACTTCTATAAGAAAACAAATGATGCCGTAACGAAGGCAAATCAAGCGGCAGCGAATACGCAGACAGAGCAGGGTCAAAAAGATCTACTCTCAGGCTTACAGACTGCTAAAAAGGGTAAGGTTCACCAGGGAGCTCTTGCCTTTGATGCCTCTCTTTTACAGGCCGATCCAACCTCAAAGAATATCCTAGCTAAAACAAAGGAAGGCTTAGGGGATATTTCAGGGAAAATGACGGCTGCTCAAGAGGCAGCACTTGCTAAAGTTGGCCAGGCAAAACAGACAACGGATGCCACGAAAGCTGCGATTCAGGGTAAATTTACTGGAGAAAAAGGCGTACAAGGCCAGCTTGAGAAAAGCTTACAGGAAAAAGCCCTTGGAGCTGTGAATCAGTCAAAGCAGCAGGCTGAGCAAACGATGCAGTTACTTAAAAGTGGGGCAACGCCATCTGATGCCCAGCTTGAGCTATTAGATATTGATAGAAACCAGTGGAATCAGTTAACGGGCGACAGGTCTTACCTTCAATCAACTTATGGACTAAATCCATATGCTGACCTTTCAACCTACGGAAGTGTAAAAGACCCAACAACACAGATCAATGCTCAAAACATAGCTTCAGCTGAGGATTATGCGAAATACCAGGCTCTAAACCAGCTGATGGATACGCAGAATAACTTTTTAAGTGATCCAACTCAGGCAGGAACTGCTGACATGGATGCCCTTGATTTTAACTTTGGCGGCGTAAAGGGCGATATTACAAACAGTATTGCGCTTGAGAAAAAAGCTGCCGATCAACGGGCAGCAGAGGCGGCAGCGGCAGCAGAACGAGAGAGACAGCGCCAAAAAGAGGCATCTCTTCTTGAACAAGCAGCGTATGTGGCAATGGGTGGCCCAATAGGAGGCGCTGTTGGTAAGGCCTTGTGCTTTATCCAAAACACGCCAATTCTTATGAAAGATGGCTCTTATAAGATGGTCCAAGATCTCTTAATTGGAGACTATGTTGCCTTTGGCGGAATGGTCATGGGGCATGGCGTAGGATTAAGCTTAAACGTTGTGGAGTATAAGGGTCGATTCACAAGTGACCAGCACGCCTTTTTTCAGGGTGGACGTTTTGTTCGGGCTGAAAAAGCAAAAGGTGGCGTGATTTACAATCTTGATAAGCCAGTCCTTGTCTATCCAGTGGTTACTCAAAACCATATTCTAATCTCTGATAACGGCGTTGTGTACGCAGACTTAATAGAAGTGGAAGCACCGGGTGCCTCTGATAAGGAAAAGCTTAAGTTATTAAATAAGCCTAAATATTTAAAATTTGTAAAATGTATTGAGAAGGAGATTTCATGGAAGTTGTTGAATTCCGATACACACACCATGATGCATTAAAGAAGATTTGGGCTCAGTACGACTGGGAGGCGCCCTCAATGGAGGTTCTCCCGAAAAAAGGTTTTGTTGTTTTTGCTATGGGGAAAATTGTAGGAGCTGCCTTTGTTTATCTATCGTGCAATGGGATGGCGTTTTTAGACTGGGTAGTAGTTGACATGTTTGCCTCTCCCCTTGTTCGTGGGAAGGCCGTTTATAAGGCAGTCATTGCGTGTAGGGATTACGCCATTAAAGAGGGTAAAAAGGTTCTTTATACGGTGACGGCAAATGAGGCTTTACTTAAGAGTTATAAAAAAATGGGATTTGATGTCATGGAAAAAAACGCAACGACCATGGCAGTAAGCCTTGATGGCACTAAAATGGATTTCTTGAGGTAAATGAAATGGGTTTATTTGATTCAATAGGTAATTTTCTATCAGGCGGAAACCAAGCAAAGGCTTCTAATGCAAGTCAATCTGCAACTGATCAATTCAATAACCTGCAATTACCGGATATTTCTCAGATGCAGCTTCAGCTTGACCAGCTTGTTCAGCAGGGTGTTCTAACGCCTGAGCAGGCTCAAGTGTATCTTGTGCAGCAGTCTGAGATGAACAACATTCAAACAGATCCTGATCTCTATAAGGCTCAAATGGATGCTTTGTCTGGATTACAGGATATTTCAAGTAATGAAGGGCTCACTGCAGCAGATAGAGCGCAACTTGGCCAAATTCAGTCCCAAGAAGATTCAGCTGAGCGTGGTGCAAGGGAGGCAATCCTTCAAAATGCTCAAGCAAGAGGAATGGGGGGCTCTGGAATCGAACTTCTCCAACAGTTTCAAAACCAGCAGGATTCAGCTACACGCAAGTCCCAGAAGGATATGGATGTTGCGGCAATGGCTCAAAACCGTGCCCTCCAGGCTCTTCAAAGTGCTGGCTCATTAGGTGGTCAGATTCAACAGCAGCAATTTGGGCAACAAGCTCAGATTGCAGGAGCAAATGATGCCATTAATAAGTTTAACGCTCAAAATCAGCAAAGCGTTGGCCTTGTGAATACTCAGGCAAAAAATGCGGCAATGGCTCAGAACTTGGCTGAAAAGCAGCGCGTATCTGATGCAAATACGGCACTTCGCAACCAGCAACAGCAGTACAATAAGAACCTAAACCAGCAGCAATTTGATAACGCCTATAAGAAAGCAGGCGGCACCTCTCAGGCGCTAAATAACCAGTCTGAGCTTTTCCAGAAAACAGGAGAATCTAATAAGAAAATGTTGGGTGATGCGGCTACATCTGCTGCAGCTATTTTCTCTGACGAGCGATTAAAGGACGATATCGAGGACTTTGATCCATCAAAATTCTTAGATGATCTGACGTCTGTAAAGTACCACTACAAAAACCCTAAGATGGGTGAAGGTAAACAGGTTGGAGTAATGGCCCAGGACATAGAAAAAGAAGTGCCACAGATGGTTGAAGATACGCCTCGAGGCAAGGTTGTTGATTACAACAAGGCTGGCGGCCCAATTCTAGCCTCCATGGCAAGTCTTCATGATCGTTTAAAGAAACTAGAAGGAAGGGCGTAATGGATCCACTTTTTCAGCAAGCAAAGTCTCTCTACCCTAATGCTCCGGATGAGGAGATCATGCAGGGGATTGCACAGATTAGGCAAGAAGCGCCAAATGCCTCAGATGAGGAGATTCTTAAGTCAGCTAGTGCCATTAAGCAGTCAAAAGATGACGGCTCATTTATGAAGCACATGGTCAATTCTGATGTGAAAAATAAGTACGGCCTTGATGAGAGAAAGAAAATTGTTGATCAAAACGAAAAAGAAGCCTCGGGTCCTAACTGGCTTGCTGGCCTTTCTGCTTTTGGGGCAGGCCTTGGCGGAGGAAATGCCGCACAGGCAGCTGTTGCCTATAAAAAGGGTCAACAAGAGGAAAGAGATAAAAGACTTGATGCGTTTGACCGGGATAAGAAGCAGTACTTGTTTGACCGCGATGATAATCTTTCTCAAGAAAAGCTTGCTCAAGAAATGGATCCAAATAGTGAGTACTCAAAGATCGCTCGTGAACTTGCAATCTCTATGGGCATGAGTCCTGATAGGGCAAAGGATTTGACTGCTGCAAAGTTTAAGGACTTTAGCCCAGCGCTTCAAAAGAAGTATGAAATCGCACAGCGCTCTCTTGATCGAAAGCTTATGTTTGCCGATAGAAAAGAAGCGAAAGATCAAAGAAATGAAGACCGCGAGCTTGCGCGTCAGGATCGTTTGGCAAAAGAGGCTAAACCCTCTGACAAGCAAATTGAGGCCTTTACCGATCTTGATAACGCAGGATCTGATTTAAAGAATATTCTAGGTACTCTTGGATCAAATAAGGGTTGGACCGGTCCTGTGGACGGTAACATTCCAAATCTTCTTGTTGGAGAGGATCAGGCCGCATGGCGTTCAGCCATTGGTAAGTACAAAGATGCCTATCGTAAGGCGATTACTGGTGCTGGAGCTAGTGCTTCTGAAATGGCGCGCCTTGAGACAAGGTTACCGTCTGAGACTGACACCTATGAGACCTTTGTAGCCAAAGCAAAAGAGGCTGAAAAAGAGATCGCCCCTCGTAAGGAAGTTTTGGCAAATAACATAACAAAGGGCGACAAAGCAGTATCG